TTAAGAACTTCGACGTAGCGTGTTCCGCCTCGCGCGTCGCGCTCCAGAAGGCGTTGAATTTGGAACGACTGTCGAAGTTGATTGATTGTGAAGCCAGTGGCCTCCGAAAGATCGGCCACGAGCGCCGGATCATTCCACGCGGCCTGAGTGACACCAGAGCCAGCAGAGGACCAGTGAACAGTATCTTGACCATTTTCCGAGTAAAGACCTCCCGATGCAGTACCGACATTAAACGTCGGTTGCCCGCTGGTGGCCGGATCTGAAATAACCGGAGCAGTAGAACCAAGCGGCACCGTTACCGGATCGCCTTTTTGTGGCCAAGGCAGAGCCGAAGTGAAATAGTCATGGCGCTTTCCGCGCCTTTTGAGTTCGTAAGAGAAGACGTCTGGACCGTCATCAGTGGGTGGAGAAATGCTGTCTTGTAAATTTTGGTCCCGAAACCATTCGTCCCAAATAAGCGCGTAAGCACGCATAGGCAAGACGTTGTGAGTGATAGGCACCGGCGCAACGGGAAGGCCCATATAGTCATAAAGACTATTTTCCGCCGCCACTGTCTCCTCACGGACCGGGATAGAGAAGTCCGTCGAATCGGCCGGATTATTTTGAGCGCCGTTGAACTTTTCCCAGTTATCCCACACGAGCCGCGTGGGCGTAAAGAACCAAAACGTCTCAAGATAAAGGTTGTCAAGTAAGGGTTTGATTGGGGTCGCAAGCCTCCCGAAAAGGGAGGCCCGCAGGTTGAACGTATCGCCGGGTAAGACCTCGTCAACAAAGATCGGGACAAGGAGTCCTGAGTTGAAGGCGGTTTTAAGACTGGATGAACGGTCAAACGATGACCGTGGAATTTGTGCCTTCGGCACTTGTGAGAATGTATGATTACCCTTCGATTTGCCGTATTTCCGCGCCATTTTGGTCCGCCTTGGAAGTTTCCAGATCGGACGAATTTATAACATATTCGACGCCCAGTCCAAGACTTTCGGGCGTCAATAAGAGATTGTACTGAGCGGTTTCGTCATCGAAGGTACCGATGGTGAACAGTGTGTAGTCCTCAGGATGCGCACCGAATTGATGATCGGCGGAGTTTACGCAGTCTGAGAACGTGCGCTTTGCCATTGAGGTTTTCGGCAAGATGAAAGGAGGGAGATACGCTTCTGCTTTAGCGTCGTAGATTGTGAAGACGTTATGAATCATTTTTTTGTTTCCTTATCGTGGGTGGGTCGTTTGTATTTATTTAACCTGGCATTTATTGCCTGAGATTTCTGATGTTGTCTGATTCCCTTTTCATAAGGGAGATCTTTTGTAGCCTGTTGTCTTTTGGCTTTAACGATCCGATGTACGGACTCCTGATTTTCGGAGAGCCATTTATAGTAGAAACGGGGCGGCGGGTATTCCTTGCCATCCATGACAACAGTGTCCGAAGGAAAGACTTCTTTCCAGTTTTTTTCAAGCCAACGAAGTCCGATTGCTGGCTTGAGGGATGATGTTTGGAACTCCGGTTGAAGATGCCAGATTTCGCCTGTAAGTGCGTCGAGTTTTTCATAGGGTCGTAGTCCTGTTTCTGGGTCGATGGTATCGGCAGCATAAGATTTTAGTTTGTCTGCCGTGTAGTGCGCCACGTACCGGGCGCATGATGGGTCGAAGTCCGTAAAGACTATTCGCCCACGTTTTTGCCACGCTTCCTGAAGGATCGGGTGGGTGTATTGAATGTGGCCTTTCTCGGAGATGTCAACGGGGTAGCGTTTTGAAGGCATCCAGCCGAAGATTATTGCGTGGTAATGGGGTCGGCCTTTTTTTGTTCCGTATTCGCCAGCGGCGAAATATCGGATTGGGGTATTTAATTTTGCTCGGAGGTTTTTCCAGAACAGTTGCAAATCGCGTTTATCGAGTGAACCGCAGGCGGGGAGGTGCGTTTCGTCGTAGGTGAGGGTAACGAAACATGACACGTGATGACATTGGGATTCGTGGTAGCACCGAATTGCCCAGTCTCGTGCGTGGTCGGCTTTACAGCCATTGCACATCCCGCAGCGGATATGAATAAAACCGTTAGAGCCAAGAGCTTTTTCGTGTCGAGCAAAGGTGACTTTTCCCTCTGTCGAGAGGTAAGCTGGTTTAGGGTAGAGACAAGCCATGATTTGTTTCTGCCTTTTAGGTCCGGAGCTGGGTCGAGCTCCGGGCCTTTTTTTATGATTTAGAGACGTATTCCGCCGCGCATTGGTCGTCCAGATGGAATGTTTTTTCGATGGACCTTGCTCGCTGTCTTTGTGAACAGTCTGCGTGATTTGCGCTTTTTCAATTTGGAACGTCTCATTTTGTGCCCTCCGGGCGGTTGTTTGTTTTTGCGGTGACTGTGGGTGTGTCGCCCCTTTGTCACCTAGCAGATTATATACAAGAGGATAATCTGCGCGTCAAGCGTCCTGTTCCGGCGTGCTTGACGGGTCGGCTGAGGCCTCCTGAGAGCCGTTTTCCGGCTCGTTTGTGTCCGGGCCGGGGTTTGACTCCGGGTCCGGTTCCGACTCCATGATGTCGTCGATGTCGAGGTCTCCCGCCTCGATTTGTGAGGCGATACCCGCGTTTATTATCGCGGCTTCAAGGAAATCCCCTTCCGGGGCATCGCCATATTGTGGAGTTGTCCTCGGAATGTGGTTAATCATTCCGGTTTCTGTGTAGCGTTTCACTATCTGATTTACGTCGCATTCGTCCCTAAAGGACTGACGTGTGAGCGACGGTTGACTGAACTCGATTGCGTGTGGTCGTTTTTTCTTTTTGGTCATCGTCCTAACGTCCTCTTGAATGCGGCGTAGCCGCCTTTGACCATTTTTGCATTTTTTAGAACTTTATACATTCTGTAGACGCCCGCAGCGCCAAGGATGCCGCCCCCTACTGTAGTAATAGCCGAGATGACGCCGTTCCACGGGAATTGTTGAGCTGTCATCAGCGAGGGGTTAGCGCGATAGATTCTCATAAGCATGTCCTGCTGTTCACCCGTCAGGCGGAGCTGGCGGAGTTCCTCGCGCATGCGGGCGGGGTCCGACTGAGCAGCGAGTGCTTGTAGTCTTTTTATTTCTCGTTCATGGAGAATTGCTTCGCCTTGCATATCACGGTTACGCGTATCGATACGCGTGTTCTTAGCCTGATCCTCCGTGAGCTCAGTTTTAGCATTGTCTAACCTCGCCCTGGCAACGTTGAGCGCGGTTTGCGAAGCAATATTTGCTATTTGTATTGCGGCAGCCTGCTTCGCGGTGCCAGTAGATTGCATCGTCGCCGATGCGCCAGCGGGAGTGCTGGCAGAGTTTCCCAACGCTAAGACGCGGTTGAGACCCGCGGCTTCGAGGTCCTTTGCAGAGCGTTGGTAGGCAGTGCCCGACATTCGCTCCTGAAATGCCATTTGTTCGCGGGCAATTTGCAGATTCATTCTATTAGCGTCTGCTTGCCCTTTTGCACCGAACCACCCACCAAGGAGATTACCGAATGCGCCTATGCCTCCGCCTATGATGGTTGCTGTGCCCGGATCGATCATCTGTTTTTCCTTAGTGTTACGCCGCCCCGACGTCGAAGAACCGGCCTTGCCGGAACCTTCGACATCGGTTCGCCGTTGCTAGAAGTGATCAATGAGTCCCGGTACGCCGTAGAGCGGCATTGGCCTAGCGCAGCGGAGTTTGAAATATGCATCGAGAAGCAGGTGGGGTTCGGTTTGGACCGCGATTACGCGTTCCACAGGTGGATTGTCCTCAATAAATTCTGAGGAGAGAGTAGGTAGATTCGCGAAGTCTTGGGCTAAGTGCCATACATCGAGGGAGGCGTTCGCCTGTGACCGCATAATGCCCGTAACTTGTGAGGGTTTATAGCGGTATTCGCCCCAAGATTCCTGATAGCCGAATACCTGATCGTCTTCGGGAGTTCCTTGGGCGTAGATTTCCTTATTCAGTATTGCCTGCTCGCCCAGATGGGACAGAGCCGGCCAGAAGAAATCGAAACGAGTAGAGCGGGACCACATACGGTTAAGTCCCTGTTGATAGGTGAGATCAGCGCGGACGTTTACGAGCCCGATAACGTAGCCGTGTTCAACGAAGGATTTAGTAAATCCAGCTTTACTTTGAACAACTCCCATACCCGCAAGGTTGCCCTGCGGGGTCAGATCGACAGCGATGTCAGAGGGAGATTGCTGAGGGATAGGCGCGACGGAGATCATTTGCGACGAGCCGCCCAAGAATTCGGGGCGTTGAAGCCTTGCGTCTGGTGAAGTGACTCCGAAATGCGCTTTGAGAACTTCGACGTAGCGTGTTCCGCCTCGCGCGTCGCGCTCCAGAAGGCGTTGAATTTGGAACGACTGTCGAAGTTGATTGATTGTGAAGCCAGTGGC